AGGTCGGGCAGGAGAGTTGCCCCTATTGATAATGTATTTGGAACCTCAGAAGGGTATTGCATCTTTTTTATCCTCTTCGGCCAATATCTCAGCGATGATTTGGTTTCTCACTAGATCATTGGTGTATGGCTTTCCGTCTGCGGCGGGTTTGAGTTCTTGCTTGGCCAACCAATCGAGATAGTCCAGCCCCTTACCGCTGGGGAACTTGGCAATCTCTCTTAGGCTTGAGCCTTTATGCTTGCCGAACTTTAGAACCATATCCCGCTTCTCTGTGGCTGGTGCTTGCTCGCTCACTAACTGAGCCGTGATCTCGGCGGCCTCCTCCTTTGTGATCTTAGCGGGAGGTGTTTCGTTCTTGATTGTGTTCAGCGGTTCGTTGTCGAACCCGCCGTGTGGAACTTCCTCTGCCGGAGTCGTACTCAAGTTTCGGTCGATTAGCACGACGATATGTGCGAAGGCAGAGCGGCAAGCCCTACTGATTGCTCGGGTCTGCACCATAGCCCTCCGTGCATAAACTGGACGCTTGCTCCACATATCCTCGTCATCCCCCAAGAACCCTTCGGCTTGAGAAATCACTTGGCCTGTGTCCATTCGCTTCACTTCACCGATGCACCGATAGCCGTCCTCAACACGCTCAACATCTCGGGCAGAGGCTACGCATCCGTGAGCGATGGCGATTGATTGCCAGCCCTCAACTCGGACATATCGCTTTACCCCGATCTGTTGTGCGGTTGCGTTTACGATCTCCCTGCATACGCTGGCCACATCCGTAGCCTGCCGCATATAGTTAAGCACTCCGTTGGAGTGGCCTAACCCTTGGTCATTCTTTACAATCATCTGTTCATTCATTGGTTGGTTGATTCTTTCTTTTGTTATTGTGTGCTTTGTTCATTACCGAATACGCCAAAGCCCTCGGCGTTCTTCTTCTTTGTCTCTGGTAGATTCAGGCTTCTGAGATCGCTTCGGCTGTCGTACTCTGAATCTGGGAACGCTCCGTGGCTCCGCACTACCCAGTCATCTAGGCTCTCGCCCGGTAGTCGATCTTTCATTGGCACGATTGTATAACCATACTTATCTGGCATTGGGTGTCCTTTCGTTTATTGTTTTTACTATCGGGGAAATCCATTTGGTTGAGATGTCGTGGGAAGGGATTCGGAAAACTAGGATGCCCATTGATGCGGCGAGGTTGTACTTTTCCATATCACGCAAGAACCCTCCGGGTCGAAGGTGACGGCCTCGGATAAACACCCCGCCCTCAAGTTCGATGGCCACCTTCAATCCATTCGACTCCACATAGAAATCAAATCGGAACTTCCGCTTTGCATCGAACTTGTATTCGGGGGTGAGCTTCGGGCCACGGAGCACCATCCAAAGCAACTCGAACTTGCCCGAGGGTTTCAATTTCTCCCCGCCCACTCGCCTTTATATAATGGCGTTGGATATTTTAGTTCGGTCTTTTCTGCCTGTAATCTATTAAGCCTATCGAGTGCCAGAAGAAGGCGATTCTCTTGCCGTTGTTTCTCGGCGGCACTCTCGGCGAGATACTTGCCTATAACTCTGATGCCATTTATTGCGAGCAAAATAAAGAAAACGAGGAGGAAGATTTCTACCATCGTATCCTCTGTTTCTGCCAAGCGGGTGAGCAATAGTTAGGGTTAGTAATAAAGGGGTACTTGCCGTCATCGAGAGCCTTCATCACGAAGCCCTCCCAAATCACCTCACCCGCCTTGTTGTTCTGGAAGTTCATCTCCTCCCAAATCGAGTTAATCTTTTCGTGGGCAAGGCGAACAAAGCGGAGGAGTTTGTTGCTGGCCACATCAAAGGTCACGGCTTCGAGGTGTTCAATCTCTTTCATCCTCTCGGCATAGGGCTTGGGATTGGCTGGGTCGAAAGCATCCATCACCACGATTGTTCCTTTGCCAGTTTTGGTTCGCATCCCCATTATTTCGCAATCAATATAGGGGGCTTTGATGCCAGCATTGGCAAGACGCTCGACCATTAGGTTATGGTTGGATGCAATCTTTCCGTGGCGATTATATCCGATGCCAGTCTTTTGATTGAACCAGCCCCGCCATCCGTTGAGCTTGCCTTCGATAGCCGTGCGTTTTGCGAACTCAATGTGCGATGCTGGTAATGCCGAACCTTGTGGCCTTGCTGGTAGCGGGGATTTCATTTGGGGATTATTAGGAAGGATTTCTGGGGAGTAAAGATAAATCTTTTACTTTGTTAATATCTTTTCCACGATGGCCAGCACCGAGCCAGCCCCGATGATGAGGCCAGCGATGTAGGAGAGGAGGAGTTTGTTCATTTGGTTGGGTCTTTCTTGGTTGGGTTTGGGTTATGCGAAGAGAAGGTGGCCTTCTTTGCGTATTTTTCTGGCGGTGCAAAGGGCTGAGATGATCGCTTGAAACTGGTTAAGGGAGCATCCTTGAGTCATTAGGAGGGCATAGAGGGAGCCTTCGGGGGTTCCCATTGGGCTTGCCTTCACTGCGTCAATTACTGCATCGAGGATTGTTTTCATGGCTGTTATTTGGTCTTGGGTTGTCATTGTTGTGGGTCTTTCTTGGTTGGGGTTATTTAGAATCTTCTTCGTATCCCTCAGTCCTCATCCATTCAAAGAGGCGAGGCTCAAGGTCTTTCAAATCATCAGAAAGCCATCCATCATTTTCAAGGGTCAGCATATAGCGTCCTCCCTCGTGGCCTTCACCAAGATCAACGATGTGTATATTTCCGTTGATATCGTTTGGGTGATCTAGCCCACCATAAACTATGGCGTTGATCGTTTGTCCATCCTCAGTAAAGGAGTGGGTTTGTTTAGAGTATGATTTGGTTTCCGTCTTTTCCGCTGTGGTCATTTGCATATGCGAAATCTATACCACCCCTCCAACCTTGTCCACCTTTATTTTATCTTATCTTGACGATTGTTTGCAACTCTTTGATGCTGGGGGCTTTATAGGAGGGGAAATAAGGCGGAAGTATGGGGTTTTGCGGAGATATTTTTGCCTTGGCCCACATTTTCTTAGCTTGCTGTGGTTCTTTTCCATAGCGTGAACAACCCCCTTAAACTTTTTTGTTTCCGCTTTCCCCTCTCGAATCATTTCCGCAAGTATTCTTGAAGTCGTGCTAGGAGTGCGACCAAAAAGTTTTGCAATTTCGTTCCTTGTTTGCCAGCCGGGAGGAATTACTTCTTCTCCCTTGGTTGAGATATACTTTTCTAGTGCCTTGACCCAGCCACTCATCAAAATGTTTTCATGTTGGTTGGCACGATGAACTTTCCGTTGCGCTCCTTGGCTTGGAATACATCGTGGCCGTGTTCGTGAATCAAACCAAACGCCCAGCCGTGTTGCCAGCGCAAGCGTCTCATCTGGCCTCTCGTATATGATGGCGTTTTATTACAGCAACACCCGATATTGTAAGCCTCTCGGCTATCAAGGCTCACGCTTTTGAAGTAGTCGATGGCGTGGGTGTGGCCGAATAGAACCGCCCCCGCTCCGTAAGCGTCTGCGTGTTGTTTCGCTCCGTGCATCGAAGCCCCATAGCCATGAACGAAAGTAAGCGAGCCGTTCTTATATACTCCCGCAGTCGAATCGTAAGGGTACATCTTCCCCCTCGTCTCCTTCATTATGGTTTCGATATTTGCACAACCATCTAAGGCGTAATCCCTCGCCACCCCGCTTCGGACATTGGTGGACATATCGAAAATGCGTTCATCATGGTTGCCTCTTAAAAAGATTCGCTCTTGTCCGAACTTAAAAAACGACCTTATGAATTCCTCGCCCTCATCCCAATCTCTTTGAAGCGAAGAGGCTTGGTCGGTATCATCTGCCCCTCTTCTTATCGCTCGAAAGTCCCAGTTGTCCCCTATGTTCACCACTAGATCGGGCCTATATTCCTCGCAAAATCGCAAGAGGGCTTTTACCGTAGTGGGGTCTTGCTCATCGCCGTGTACATCGCCGGCGGCCACAAACTTAATCGGCTTCACTTCTTCCCGCCCATCATCTCCCAGATTTTTTTGCACGAGTCTCTTGCGGTCGTAGCGCAAAGATCACTATCCTCCATTCCCAATCGTGCAAGCTCGTAGATTATTTTAATTTGGCCACGAAGCGTCATCAGATATGATATTTGGTCTACCGATTCGGCAATAGAATTTTCCGTTACACTAATCGTTGGCATCGCCCACAATGGCCCACTTGCTCCGTGTTCAGCTTGGCCAGCTCGGTACTTAGTTTCTATCGCTTCAATAGTTGCAAGTTGAATCTGGCTAAGGTGGTAGGCGTGTTTCTCCGTGAATTCATTACTCGCCACTAGCTTAACCCCTGTCATCTTTTTATCTGCTAGCCCACGGATTCTTTTTCACAATGCTTTTCTTTTGAATTACTTGGGCTTTCTGTGGAGTGACTAGCTCTCGCCATCCAGAAATCAATCCATCTTCCATGTGGGGTTCTTCCCATTCCAAATGTCTTAGCTGGTACTTCTCCCCGATCTTTTGGCAGATAGCGTAGGTCTGTGAATCGTCCCATGCGACGATAAATGAACCTGTAGAACTGAGAGACAAGGGAACATAGTCAATGGCGTGACTCCCCTTGCCAAGGTCGATGTGGAGCGATTGCGGGGGTATTCCTCGGGCGTTGGTGACTTTCACCCCACCCTTCGTGCGTCCACGGCTATATAACTCTTCTTGCTCCTCGGGCGTTCTGGATGAGCAATAGATAAGAACTGGAATCTTCTTGGAGATAAGTTCCGAGTACCACCTAGAAACTCTGTCCCCGAAACTAGGCTCGAGGTTTTTGATATGCCCCCTCGATCTCTCCGAGGCTTCTTTGATGGTCATTTATTTTCGGCTCTTGCCCTCCATCGTTCTTGTTCTGCGATGGCGTTGCTCAAGGCTTTGAGTGCCTTGGCATATTGCTCACGAAACTCTGGCTTCACTAGCCCGATGGTTCTTTCAAGCCTATCCCACTCCATAATGAGTTCGGGAATGTCGGCGGGGGCTGGGGCGGTGTAGGTGTATTGGGTCGAAGCGCAAGAGCTAAGGGCGAGACCTCCACCAATTATCAAGGTCAGCATCACGAACCCTACGGCGATATTCAATTTCCGCATCATCTCTTTCAGTCCTAGTCTTTGCTCTGTTTTTAAGCCACCAGAAAACAATCCCAACAACTCCTGCAACCGAGGCGATGACGGCCTCAAGCATACCCTACTTCTTCGAGAATTTACTGAGGAACGAAACGATTTTAGTTAGGCTCGCCTCTGGTTCCTCACCCGGAATCAAAGAGGCCACGGCGATCACGGCAGAGAGCAAGGCAACCAACGCACCTACCCACGCAAAGACATCTTGAGATTGGATAAATGTAAGGATTGTTTGCATACCTTGGGGGGGTGTCAAAGGCTAGTCTGCATAAGCCCAATACCCGACAGGGGTCATAGTTCCATTTGCACTTGTTGGAACTTCGTCTCCGTCTCTGGCCTCTGCATAGAATGGGATTGATTTCCCTAGTACACTTAAAACTCCAACATCTGTGCTTGGCTCATTTACTCCCGATGTTCCTATTGCTCTATCTGTACCAGATGGAACGAGTTGAAATGCAATGTCCACGCCATAAAGATTCTTGGAAGAATTGATATAAAACTGAGATGATCTGCGAAAGAATGTATCATCCGTACTTGGGGCAAAATCTGTTTCAAAATATGGATAGTAGTCTCTTGGTAGGCAAACAAGGCGGCTTTCATTGCCAAGAGTAGATGTAAATGTTTGAGAAAAAGAAGAACTTTCGCCAATGTAATTTACATATGTCCCGTTGATCGTCCACTCCTTGACCCTCCAATAAATTTCCATCGCCTCATCAAGCGTGAAGATTGCAAGCGTTTCGCTCAGATGTAAGCACGATGGGAAATAACCGCTGTAGCTAGCGTGAAGAACTTTAGCCATAAGGATTTCTTTAGGGCAACTGCCCCAAGGCTATTCTAAAACTCGCTTGGCGAGGCTAACTGTGGCTTGTGAAATAACCTGTTCGTTCGTTCCGTCCGTCTCGTAGACTTCCATCAGAATATCCTTTTGGGTAGATGTGGATAGGATGGCGTTGGCTGAGGCCACGGTTATGTTTAGGTCAAAATCAACTTGGTTTTGCAGGGCATCAGAGAGCGGAGTTACTACTGGGGATGAAAACAATATGATTGGCTTGTCCGAAAAGCCATAGCCGGGGTTGGCCACTTGAACCCCAATCACCTTGCCAGAGCTAACGATCGTCTTAAAAGTTGCACCCTGACCAGTATCATCAATCAAGGAAAATGTGGCTGTTGATGGGGTATAGAAAGAACCCGCACAAGTAATTGAAACAGATGACAGAATCCTTCCCGACGGTGTTGGCACGGAAATTGTTGGTGCGGCTGTATATCCATATCCTTGATTGTTCACCACAAAGGATGCGTTCTTATAGTCATTTACCACAAAGGAAACTTCCGCTGTTTCTCCACCAGCAGGGGCGGTTGTTACAAAGCATTGATATGTTCCAGAAGAATATCCCTTGCCATATGTTGTTACTGAAACATTATTAACCACACCATTATTTTTGTCTGGGGCGGGTGCGGTGATAAGCGGAGCAGATGTGTAACCGAACCCCCTACAAACAATCGTTATATCATAGCGGGAGGAATCGGCTTTAACTAAAACACCCCTAGCCGTTCCATTCGCAGTTGGGCTTTGTTGAATCGTTAGGGCGTATTCTCTTCCAACAACATAACCCTCGGGAGAATTGGAAAGCTGTATTGACCCAACATAACCATTTAAAGATCGAAGGTCGGGGTCTTTGGCAACTACGGAAGGAATCGAGCTATACCCAAACCCTTGATTTTGAATTTGTGTTCGCACATTCCCGCTATCATCAATCAAGAAGGTGGCCTGTGCATCTCCACCACAAACAGAACTAACAGAAAAAGACAGCGGGTGGCTTATGTTTCTTGTATAGCCAAATGGTTGTGTGACAACAGAGAGAGCCACAACTTGTCCAGACTGAAAGTTGGGGGCTGGTGCTGTAATTGTGGGGGCGGTCGCATATCCGAATCCAGAATTCAACACTACTGCGTTGTGAATTCCATTAGATACGGCAATAGATATTTGAGCCGTTGTCCCCAATCCCGGAGCACTTGCAACAGAACAGCTATAAATTCCGTCAGTATAATTTATTGGAGTATTTGCTATTGATGCAGTAACTATGCCACCGCTAATGCTGGCTTGCGAAATAGAAAGAACAGTTTTCCCAAAATATCCAAACCCTCCGTCAGACACAAAGTACTGAACTCCCCTTTGTCCGGGTCTTGTTGCAACTGATGCTGGCCTAGAAAAAAGGTTTTCTGCAAAGCCGCCCACATCGAAAGATGTGATTGCCGTAATCGTTCTTTCTCCGCTGGAATCTAAAATACTATATTCATTGGGAAGCGATGAAATTTCAACCAACCTAAATCCTCCCGCCGTCATTGCGGCTGTATAACCAGCCCCATAATCAAGCCAGCTAATTTTAGTCTCTAATACTCCACCGCCCTCATATTGTTCCCACGCCCCTTCCCAGCTACCAGCCGCACCTTTTTTTGGTATAGCATTTCCATTCTGCAAAAAGAAATATGATCTTGTTGTTGGTGGTATAGTAATTCTGCAAACCGCATATCTTGTGGGCTTTTCTGTGGTCTGCGGAACAAGGACGGCTAAGAATTGTCGGTCGGAATATTTGCTGTGTTGCGGGTCGAATGTTTTTACAATTATATTTCGGTTGGTTGGCTGGGGGAAAATCTCATTTGGAGCGAATTTGCTTTTCAGGCTTGCATTATATTCCGATACTGTGTTTACTATAGTAAATATTGCGCCTTGTTGTGGTTGGGGTGGAAATTGAACTTGACCCGCCCCCAATCCAAGCCGCCTCGCCCTTGCCTCATCTGAGTTTATTTGTATAAATGTAAGAAAGCGATCTGGAACATATTGCTGTGCGACCCTATAATCACCCACCGCATTAAAACCAAATATAGAGCCACCACCAAAAAGTTGTTCGGACACTCGATACTCTGGTGCAATCCCGCCAGAAGAAATCAATATTGCAGAACCCCCTTGTGGTTTTCTGGCTATACCCTTAACCGTGGAATTAAAAAAGCTGGGATATCTGTCTTGAAAAACTCCTGCCCCAATCTGTTTCTCTCCTCTTACAACCTCATAGTCTAATGTATTATCAAGCACTAGAGCATCGTTATGTATTGCCGTTGGTGCTGTTGTGTATCCGTAGCCAGAGGATATTAGTTGTACCCTCCAAGTGTTCCCGCTTATAAAATAAATAAAGGCCGATGGGACGGAGGCTGGGGTTGGTGTAGTTAAATTATCTGGGTTAGAAAACAACAAGCCAACAGTTATAGAAGTTCCCAAGCCATTGACCCAAGAAAAGATTGAACCGCTTACAACATTAGATATTTTGTTTGTTGGCTCAACTGCAATAACTCTTTTTGCTGGCATGAACATTGTGACGGTTGGGGTTGATGCGTATTCCGCTCCTGCATTATCTATTGTTATTGATTGAATTTTGTCTTGATAAGCAACGGCAGATGCGATTGCTTTAACCGCTCCGGTGACGGCACTTGGGGATGAGAAAGAAAGCGGGTAAGTTCCGTCCAAATATCCAATTCCCGCATTTACTATTGCTATGGTTGTTACCGTTCCACCAGATATTACGGCCGCAAAAGTTGCGGTGACTGGGGTATTTAATGTCGATGTAAAAGATAACACCCTCCCAAATATTGTTGGTTTAATTATATCTGTGATTCCAGACAGGCTTGGTGCTAGTTCGACGGAGAATCCGGGTAGTGTTATTGTTCCAATGCCAACTGAAACTGTGGCTGTTACTGGCGCTCTGTAATCTATGCTTGCAGAAAAACCAGCCGTCACTATTGGATAAGTCACAACGCCAGCAACAAGTGTGGCGGTTACTGGTGTATATGTAGATATTTTAGATAGCCCAATAGCTTGAGAGGATTGGGCTGTTACTACGGTAGCAATCGCAGTAATTAGGTTATCTGGTGCTGTCGTGACATCCGTTCCGTCTGCAAGTTTTTGTGTTGATGTTCCAAATCTAACCTTAAGGCGAGAGTCATTGCTTGGTGTAACGCTAGTTAATGTAGTCCCCTTTACCTTGAAGGTATTTAGCCTAAGCCTTTTTTGTTCATCAGAATAAATGATTGGCTTTGTGGTGGGGATTGCAGTTGCACCATCCAAGAATCTCCCACTCGACACATCCAGAAATAGCTCTTGAGCGTTCACTTTAGTCTAGTTCCTTGTCAATTTACTTACCCAAGACCGTGATCGTGTCGGGAGTTCCGTTTGAGCATACCGTAAGCGTGATCTCGCTAAAGCCAGCTACCCCTCCCCCAACATTTGCTCCTGCCGTGGCAGATATAACATAGCTACCATCCGTCACCTTGATCGTGATATTATCGCCAGCTATCGGGGTTCGTTGCTTTAGAGCGGTCTCCATATCGTGCAGATAGGTTTTTGTGATAAGCCCATTATCGGGCAATATCGGAATACCAACAAAGGATGTCCCAGTTCCATTCTTCATAGGATTGCTTGCATCTGACCTTTAGTTGCCGAGGCTCGCACTCGATACAATCCACCAGCCTTCTCAACGGACGAGCCAGTTATGTTTATTGCATCAACATCTACGCCAAAGCCGAAGACTGGGTATTGAACTGTACCAACCGGAGCTATCGTGCTTGGCTTATTCCGAATGATCTGCACCTCTAGGTTGGCCACAAAAGCCCTCACTTGGTTCTGTACGGCAGTTATATCCTCGCTTTGGCTGTTCGTCGTAATAGTTGCTGTTGGAGAAAGCCATTCGCATACATAGTTAATTGCGGCATCTACGGCTGGTAACTGAACAAATCCGCTCACGATCTCCTTTTGATATTGATAGCTTGTTTCTAGGACATAAAGGGAATTGTCCCCAGTCCCGCCTTCTGCCGACACTTCTAGGCGATAAAGCCCTGTGCCTGTATCCCCCGCTATGTGGCTCATGTTTCTACGCACAACTCGGAAGCTACCCAGAGGCTGGTCTGGCACTCCGCTTAGGTCTTGATCTAGTGAGAAGTTCGAGTTGAGCGCAGAGAACGAGCCAACAACGGAGAACTGAAAAGCACTTATACCATCACGCCCATTGTCCGTTGTGATGTCTGGTTCGTATTCGAAAGATGTGATGTTTGATAAAATTGTGACTGACATAGTATTTCCTTATTGTGCAACTGCGGCGGGTAGTTTCTTTGTGAGTGCTTCGATTGCTTTAAGCAGGGCTGTAAATGATTCTTCTTTGGGGGCTTTCACTCCCTTTGTTTCCATTCCAAAAGGCTTTCTCTGGTCTTCAAATCTTTGAGCGGCGTTTGTTGCGGCCAGCTCGGCGGGGTTCACGCCAGTTCTTTGGCCTTGAATTTGTTCGGCTAAACTAGGGGCATTTGCGGCGGCTTGTTGAGCGGCGAGCTTTTCTCTGTCTCTCTGCTGTCCAACTCTTGCGGGGCCAAGAAGTGAGCCACCCTGAATCTCCGTTCCAGTAAGTTTATCTGCGGTGCGAGCGTTTTCTTTTCTTAGTTGTTCCTCTCGCCTTTTCGTAGCCGTGTCCATCGCTTGCCTACCAGCTGGGGTTGCTTCCAAGACTCCTCCGGCAACTTCTTTTGCAGTTTCTTTCTTCTGCTTGTTTTCATCTCTAATCCTTACAGCATCCCTCATAAGTCTTGAGAATTTTTTTCTGTCTTCCCTATCCTCTTCTTGAGCCTTTTCGTCTATGGCCTCAAGCTCTCTTTTCTGAATCTCTTTCTGATTGTTTATTTGAATCTGAAGTCTTTCTTGTTGAGTTTTATTAAACCTTGTATTTGCATCCTTTTCTAGTTTTCGCTCTGCATCATAAACCATTTTATCAAACTTGATTTGTGCCTCTGCGCTTTTCTTGGCTTGCCTGTCTAGCTCTGCTCCTCGGTCTCTTGCAAACTTTGATGCACTCGCGCTACTAAATTCCTCTCGGGCTTTTGGGTCTTTTATGCCTTCTTGAAGTTTCTGTCTTTCCCTGTATTCTTGGCTAATTTGCTCTAGCTTTTTTCCCTCTTCATCTAGCCCAGACATTCTTTCTTCGTTTATGTTCTGGCTCATCATTCCAGCCGCAAGCTCTAAATCCCTTAGCCGTTGTTGCGATTGCTGTAATTCTTCAATGGATTTCCTTGTTCCAGTTAGACCAGCAATAAAGTTTTTAAATGGGCTTCTGTCTAACTCGGCCAAGGTTTCGCTTATTGATGATATGTTTGCCTCTAGTCCTTTGACTTGTGATTGAGCCTCGGCAAGATTGATCGCACCACCCGCATTGTCTATGTCTTGAAATGCCTTAGATGCAGACTGGGCAACCCCCCTTGCAATCTCCCCCATCTTTTCAATTTGATCTGTAAAGATTTTAACAGAACCAACGGCAACAGCCCCGACAAGAGACTTCCCTATAATTTGAGAAAGGTTATCAGCCGCACCAGCCGCAACATCTGCCCCAGATCGTGCCTCTGATAATGTTTGGCTAAAATTTCTAAACGCCCCTCTTGCCTTTTCCCCACTTATGGCAAGCCTCTTAACCGAGTTTGCCGTGTCGTTGATGGCCTTGTCTGCTCCTCTGTTGTCCCCTCGAACCCTAAGCATTAGTTCTTGTGATGCGTCTCCCATATTACAACCCTATCTTGTCACTTGATTCTTTGTTTTTTCTTCCAAGATATACATTCATATCCTTCATAACTTTCTGTACTGCCTCAGCAAGTCCGGGGCCGCCGATCTTAACCGCCCCAGATATAGCCCTTTTCCTTACTGGATAAAATCTAGTGTCCTTATCGCCGGCACGATTAAAAATAATGCCCTCCATCAATGCATTTTTATTGTCTGCTTTTGTTCCACCACCAAGCCTCATTATTGCTTGCTTGCTGTAATCACCCCTTGTAAGAGACGCTTTCTTGCCAAACACAGAGGCCGCCGCCGCCCATCCGTTCCTTATATAGTTCACAGACCGCTTGCGACCAGCTACGAGCCTTCTTGCCAATCGCCCAATCGTTGTTGGCTTACCGCCCATACCAAGGCCACCCACGCCAATCTTAGTTTTTCCAAGAGTTGCAAGCCCTCTATTTTTAAGCAACCAATTTACTAGCTTGTATGTTCCAGCATAGCTTTCGTTTCTTGCAAAGAATTTCTTAGTTGCACCAATTTTGCGTTTTATGATTTTACCATTCTTACCAACTCCAATAGGCTTATAGATGCCCTTGGTTTTTACAGAAGAAACAATGCGCTCTAGTTCGGAAGCTATTTGTGCTGAGTTACTTCGGTATGTTGTTCCAATGGCTGTAATTGCTACATCGCCAAGTTTGCTATTGATAACATCGGCCATATTCTTTCGGCTTACACTCTGATATTGTTGTAGCTTATGAGCGAATTGAGCTTGGTTTAGAAGGTCAATCGTTATCATATATCATTTCTCTCCGTCAAGAATACTATCTATAATGCTATCAGCACCAACGCCTTGTCTCCTAACCTCGAATCCTTTGTTGATCATAATGGCGTGTTCAATTTGGCCGATCTGACATTCGGATAGTTCCCAAATAATATAGTCTCTTTCCCACCCAAACTCCTTTGCGAAAAGCCAGACGGTAGAAGCTATCCCGGCTGGCCTTATTGTTTTGGGTCTGAATCTCCTCCACCCGCAGTCACCCTAGAATCAGAAATCTCTTTGAAGGTTTCTTCCACAATCCTAACCGCCTCTGTGAAGTCCTCTTCCTTGAATGAATCCGCCCAATCAAGAACCGCACCCCGAAACTTTGCCTTGTCCCAGCCCAGCGAGATTAGTTTCGTCCTATCATTGACCAGGGCGAATAGCGTTGACCAAATAAAGAACTCCGTTGAATCAGAATCTTCCCTAACTTGCCCCAAGATAATCCTATGACCAAGGCTGAACTTGTTTAGCTTCTGTCCCTTAAAAGTCTTTTCTGTCATCACAAAAGATTTGTCTAGGGATTTGTTTATGATCTCTTCGTCGTTGGCTAGGTCGTGGTTCATAGGTATTTGCTCAACTTTCTGCGAAGTTCTGGCGAGGCAGATTTGCTAATTAGTAGTGTTGCCTTGCCAAATTGCTTTCTAACTAGGGGAGTTGCGTTGTTCATGGCATCCAGTAGGCGCTCACGATTTTCTAGGACGGCTCGGCAATAGGCCAAGGGGTCATCTAGGTTTGTGATTGCACCCCAGCCCTTTTCCCATAGGTCAATGATTCGTCCCCCTGTACCATCGGGAAGGTCGTTAAAGAAGAATGTGACGCTCCGCTTGTTGCCGTTATCTGCATCCTCAATAACAGCCATAGGCTCTGTCTCTCGAAAAGGGATGCCAAAGGTGGCGAGAACCGAGGCTAGCTTGATGTTGCGAGTGTAAAGGATTTTTTCTTGCATAAGGATTTCTTGGGTTAACTAACTTATTCCATCGTATCTAACTGCCGTAAAGCTGACTTCCTCGAAGTTATCTGCGCTTCGGTTTCTGGAAACTTCCGTCACATAGGCCGCACCAGTAAGATCAAAAGAACTTCCGTTGGCTACGGTTATGGTTGCACCTACAGAACCGCTAAAAGTAGTAAAAGCACCAGCCACAGAATGAGTTACTTTCTTATTGCGGAAAACAACCGCCGTGACATCCCCGCCCTTATTCTTTAACTCAACCGCATCGGCAGAGGCCGAGGAAGAAATGGATTTGATTACCATTCCTGTTTGTGCGCTTGCAATGCCAAACGCAAGGTTCGTGCTAGTTCCGATAATCGTGGCGGCCATATTAGGTGTTCAGCCCGGTATAAGCAGTTGCGCTTAGGTCGAATGTAGCAAACCCATCAGAAGCCTCAGAGAAAGAAACATCGGTTACAAAATAGCTTCCAGAAGATACGGCTGTGGAATTGGCTGTAAGTGCGAGGGCTTGTCCGATTCCAGTAGCACCAACCGCCGTACTACAATTCCCAGACATACTTATGTTCCTGCGAAAACCAGAAAAGGCAACAGCTAGGTGCGTTCCGTTGTGTGCCGAAACTTCTGTGGCTTCGGCGGTTTGCGCCAAAGAAAAACTCTGAATTACAACACCAGTCTCAGACGCCAGACCAAAGGCCACAGTAGTCAATCCGATAGTAGTTGCCGCCATTTGCTATTTCTTTGTGTCAAATATGCCTACCAAGGAAGCGAGCCTTGATCAATTCCCATAGGGTAGAACAGACTGCCCCAGAGATCAAAGCGACTAGCCATAGCTTAGTTTTGATGGTGTGAGCATCAGCCTCAATCTTTTGTAGCCTTAGATGATATTCGACTATGCCTAGCTGACTCTTTTCTAATAAATTTATCACCGTAGACTGCCTTTCTTCGATTCTTGCAAGCCTCTCCCTCAGATCGGCTATCTGGTCAGAACTCACTTCCACCAATCTGCCGAGTCCTTAGCGTGTCCTAGAATCGCTTTCTGTGCGTCTCTGAGGCTCGTGGTGAGGAATACGGAGGGTTCACCATCAATGTGCCCTAACGAAACAAAGCCTTCGTCCAAGAGGTATTGGAGGGCTTTGATGGCTTGTTCGTCTCGGCTCATGGCTTTGATAAGAAAGCGCCTTATTTAAGGCTCGGCGTCTTACCCGCATCTTCGGCGGCTTGCATCGTCTCGTAATTGGGAAGCACATTGTTCTCCGTGTGCTTTGGGCTACATGAGCAGAGGCAGAGTGCGAGGAGGAGGAGGGGCATTAGGCTATTCTTGTGTAAATAATGTGGATTCCACCACTTCCACCCAAATCTGATGCTCCCGCTGGGAATGTTGCTGGCAAACTACCAGACGCAACGCTACCCGCCCTAAACCCCAGTCCAGTTTGAAAATTTGTGTTTGCCGATGTAATTGGTGCAAATTGATTTATTAAAGTGGATTGCTGCCGCAGTGTTGGTGCTGATGTAACAACTGTGTCGGCCAAATAAGCCAGCCAATAAATTCCCTCTGAAAGGGTTTGTGATATTGTAATTTCTCTATTTCCAGTAGCCGCAACCGAAACAGTGCCAGCATCTAAAAGCAAGGCACCGGGATAACACTGTGTTAATGATGGATAATATATCCCAAGCCTTCCAAGTGAACCTGCTCCACCAGCTACTGTTACCAAGCAACCAATCCTATCAATAGTTATATTTGGAAAATATATTGGAAATGTAACCATAAATCCAGAATTTGCCGCACCAGTTGTAGTTGCAATTACTGGTTGTGTATAATAATGGCCAGACTGATATTTATTTAACGCTAAAGTAGGCGTAAATGTTTTAGCTTTAGTAAGAGGCATCGCCTACTCCTTAGTGACTGACCCAGCTAGCCGTTCCAGCGCTGGCGAAAAGCGCCGATAAAGTCGTAGTCGTGAATCCGCACTCAAAGTAATCACCGCTAGAAAGTGCCACCATAAATCCACCGCCGAGGGTGGTTGCGGTTGCCCCAGCGTTCACGAATAGTTGCCCTGCCCCGAGATTGTACACGGTGGCCATTTTGCGAGCGACATTACCGGGGACAAGAGTGGCTGAGGTGAGTGACGCAAAACTGCCCGAGGTGATGGCGGTGGCTGAGATGGCGAGCGATGCGGTGACTGTGCCAGAGATAACAAGAGGGATAGAGCCAGACACGCTTGAGCCGATGGAATCTTCTGAAGTATTATATAATATAACTGGCAGGGGCTTTCCGCCACCAGAAAGACCAACCGCATTATATTGTTCATCATCAGCAAACCCAATTCTCAATGCCTTTGCGGGGTATGCTCCTAGAGGTGGGCTGGCAAAATCCCCACCATTCGCCGTCACCGTCCCACTAATTGCAGGAAGGGAGCCGATGGTTACGCTGTTTCCAACCGTAACGCTTCCAATCTGTGCCGTTCCTGCTCCTATTGTTACCGTACCGCCCCCAATCGTCACCACGCCGATGCGGTTTGTGCCTGTGGAGAGGGCAGGAAAGGCGGGAAGAGCGGTTACCTCAACTCTAAAACTTGAATCGTCAATTATAGCAAAAAGATCGTTATACCCACCACCAATAATGGAGGAAGGATTACCAACATTCGCCGTTACCGTGCCAGAGATGGCGGGCAGGGAGGAGACGGAGACAACGCTTCCGCTTACTGCACTCCGCATATCCGTGATGGCTTGCGTCCCAAGGCTAACAATCGTATGGGCGGTGATGTGTTGCCCACTTGTAACAACTGTTGAAAGGGTGGTTGCCGTCTGCGTTCCGTCTAAAATAGAGAGTGCCATATGGGTAGTTCCTTGTTAAATGGTGGCGATATAGAAGCTGTTAAGGGCATCGCTAAAGTCATAATCCCTAAGCCCATCAGCATTTGCGTCTGGGGTGACGATAAAGGACAGGGTCAAGCCCCTTTGCCAAGCTCTTTTGTTCGCCCTTATGCTTGGGGATTGGGAGGTGATTCTGCCCATAAATATCTTCAAATCAGTTACATTGTCTTGAACTTTAGTGACTAGAGTATTGTTGTCGCTGTATAGTGCGGAAAATATGCTGTAATAGGTGTCATCAAAAATGGATTGGGTGGTGCGAGCGGTTGAGTCGGAGTAGTTAAGTTCAACGCTTATCTCGAATACACCGGAATAGGGAACAATCTGTTGGCTTCCAATAGATGCATTGATTGACGCATATGGGAACAGCCTTAGCCCTGTTCTGTTCGTAGTATATACATTCAGCCCCGAGACTGGGGTTAGTAGGCTCGCCAGGGCATCTTCAACTTTGAACTGGGGAGAGGTCATAGCGATGTGCAGGTTGTCTCTAGGGAGATTGTTTTTGACCAAGTGCGATTGGCAGACAGCACGGCGGGGGATTCAGAGACTACATTAGCAATAAACACCTTGAGCGTGGCCGTGGTTAGAACACTAGCCAAGTTTGGGCTTTGATACATTATTTGTAAAATCTCTTGGAACTTAGAATCAAAGGCCGATCTGGTTGTGGTGTCTGCCCTAGTCGAGTAGGTGACTGAGATCGGGCATTTGAACACCCCGCTATAAGGAATAATCTCCTCCGAGCTAATAGAAGATTCAACCACTAGGCTAGGCAATAGTCTAAGTCCCTCCGTGTCCCTCTTGAAAATGTTTAGGCCAGTTGAGGAGAGGGCGGTTGCCATTCCGTTCTCTAACTGCCTCTCGATAGAAGTCATTTAAGTTGTCGGGTCGGCTACATCAATGGTATATGAAATTCCGTCCGTGCTTTGCGAGTATCCAGCGATCATTCTTTCGGCCGTTGCGATGGTAATATAAGCACCTACAACAGGAGGAGCAGAGATAGCAGAAGCATCCACAACAAGGCTCTGGGTTATCTTTAGCACTTCACCGCCAATATCTAGCTCAACCGCATAGGCTAGGTCTGTTACAGAGGCCGAGACGGCAGAAGTAGCAAGACCAGTTACCGCCGTGTACAGGTCGGAAATCATCGAATTTAGGTCTGTTTTGAAGTAGGAGGTTTCTATATTGCCAGCCATAAACTCACCCCTAGTGTCAATCTGCTTTTATCATGCCGTCAAAGTCCCAAACATTCTGCACCGCAAACTGGTTTCTCTCTGGGAAGAACATGGTTTCTTTCTCCCTTCTAACTGAGGATGCCAAGATCATAGGCGAACTATTGATGCCCCAGAAGTTCTCTGCCCCCCGAATCGCCCTTGCCATTTCCGCAACGCTCGATGCCGTGTAGGTATCTAATCCCCCTATCTTAATATCTGCCGTTGTAAGCACATAGAAGTTGTCTTTGCCTAGCTGTTGTCTTGCGTCCTTGATGAGTGCAAGGGGGTCTCGGCGGTCGCTTTGGCTTATCCCAAAAGGTGCGACTAGGTTATACTTTTCTGGAAGTCCTTTGGCTGGTTCATTGTCTAGTAGATCGAGGACGATGTTCGTCTTGTCTGCATCCTTAATTTCTGGGTGTGAATAGACAAACTCATGCCAAGGGATTTTGCTTGCCATAAATGCCTCATACCGAGTTGGCCATATTTCTAGGTCTATCTGATCTCCTTTGTTTCCTCGCTTACAATAAGAGATCATTTCAAAGACTCCCGCATATTTCTCGTAACAATCAATAAAAACTTCATGGCCTTTGTCGGCTAGAAACTTAGCGGCGGGTAGGCATCGAAGGACATCCCCAAGACGCTCCCGGTAGATAATGGTTTTAGCGGTCATCAGCCACGCTCTTGTCTTGGAGATGGTGAAAGTATTCGGATAATCTAACTGGGCCAGTTGTTTTTTGAAGCTCCCTCCATCCATCCACCAACCCGCTATACCCATAGAAATCTTGCTTAAACTCAACTTGTTTCTGGATGGCATAGGCATAGTGATCAAACACCAGCCCCCAAGTCTCTGTGATTCCTCTTGGAACTAATCTAGCCCTTATGTTTAGCTGTGGCGGCTCGTGGCTCGTAAAGCATACACCCTTCCCCCACTTCCAAGCTCTCATCCACTCATACCAGTTAGACCCGAGTCCTTCCCTTGTAACTACTCGCTTGTTTTCCCCTACAAAGAAATTGCAATGAAACTGCATCGTACATCCATCCTCTGCCCCCTTTAGACATTCATAGATTCCCTCGATCTGTTCTGCTCTCCACATCTCGTCGCAATCCACTTCCATAACTACACCAGAATCTACTCCAAATAGAGCTTGCTGAATCATCTCTAGCTTCCCGCTGAATGGCTTTCCTTGCGAATAAACAACAACATTACCCCCTTGGATGCTCTCAATATATTCGTGCGTTCCGTCTATACTCTTGAAGTCCTTATGCCATTTGTCGGGGATTTGTTTGCACCAGCGGGTACATCCTAAAGGCTCGCTGACTCCCTCTACAATCCTCCATTGCCAAGGGATTTTCAACTTCTGAAACTCTGCTAGATGCTTCTCGATATAAGGCATCCCATTAAGAACGATGGTGAAGATTGTTAGCATTTTGAAACTCCATTTCTGTCTGCCCATTCATTATATTTTTGAATATTTGATTGCCCGATATTATCTGAACCACAACTTGCCTGTGTCCTTTGATGCGGAATATGGGCAAGATAAAACCCTTCGGTGTATTTGCCAAATTTTTGTGCGGCTCTTGTAATCCACCAGTCGATATGAGTAGCTCCAACATACATATCTGGCGCATCTTTTGATAGTATTTCCCAGAATGATTTTTTAATAAAATAGCCATCTACGCCACCACACTTTTCGCCAATGCCAATTTCAATCCTTCTCAATCCAATTACATCGTATTCATTTGTAATTATAGAGTGGGGCGGGACAAGCAACTGGCAGTCTGAGTTAATCCATCCAAACCATTCTCCAGTTTTGCTTGCTTGTTCAAGCATCTTATTAAACAGCGGTCTAGGCTCTCCAGAGATCATTATGATGTTTAATTCAAATCGTGATAGCGAGGCCAAGCATAGCCTTTGAGCTAACACAATCCTTGGGTTATCTGAGTTCTGTATGGCTGTTATTATGTTCATCTTGAAAAGTACACGACTGAAATGTGATTGTGCAGTTCTAATGTCTCTCTTGCATAAGCCTTGAAATTATGCATTAAAGCCCATTCTGTAAATGCTTTTTCTATGGCTGGGCTATGTAGCTCAATAGACATCTTTAAGACGCTAGGCAAAGCCCTAACTCCGAGGAAAAACATTTCTGCCCCCTCAATATCGCTCTTAATAATTGTAGGCTCTGTTTGTTGAATATATTGTTCGAGCTTTTGTGGTGAGTTTATGGTGTCACAATAAAACTTTACATTTTTATTTTGATCTAAAAATTCTAATTTAAGCTGTTCGATGTCTGGCGAGTATGAATCAACGCCAACATAAAAAGACGGGTTTTGGTTTATGATGTAATGCGGAGTGCCAAGCCTGTTTTCTCTTGTGTTTTCTGCGTCTACATCATTGTAGGCGCATCCAAAATCAATCACCCTTTCATTGAAACATTTAAGATGCTTCCAATGATCTTTGGGGTTTTCGCTTTTAATTACTTCTTGCATTTTGCCATCTCTAGCAATGCCTTCTTAATCACATATTCGATGACGGCTTCCTTGTCGTGCTTCAACGCAATCATCCCGCACTCATACAAATCTTTCTCTGCTTTTTCGTCATAGGTAATATCAACCTTCACATACTTGGTGGGGTCGGGGTGAGACTTGCCAAAAGTAATTATACCGCTCTTATGTAGGGCTTGCCTGTCGAGGCAAGATTGATTCCAGAGAGTTTTTCTGCCCCACCCACTATCTTCCCGAGAGTGCCCCTTGGTATCCTCCCCCTTTTTAGCTTTCCTACATCCAATTATTTGCTTTGCGCTTTTCATATATAGCTTTGCCTTTCTCGTAGTATTCTGGTTTATTGTGGTTCTTAAGCTGGTCGTCTGGGTTGCCCCCTGCGAACATGGGATTCTCGTGTTTGAAAACTAAGTCACGAGCCTCAATAACTACATCATCGGCGTATGCCCTGTCCGTGTGCTCGTTGTCTCCGTAGATTCCATCGCTCTCTTGGTAGTCGGGGTGGAACATATAGCCCCCTTGCTTCCTCAGTCTCTTTTGCGTTAGGATGGCCATACAAAGGAGTTTATCGGTTCGGAGCCCATCTGATACTGCCAACACTCTCTCGGCCTCTAGGTTGCCAATCCTGCTCAAAATTAGGGCATCCCAATATCTAGGGGGACTCCAATCATCGCTCATTTGAACGATCACTTCGCTTTTGGCTAGTTTAGCCCCAGAGTTCCAAGCATTGACTATGCCACCCGGATTCACCCTAATTCCATTGTGAGGCGTATAGTCTACCTTCTCATCCTCATCCACCATAAACAACCACTCAACTGCAAGGGGTTCTTTCGCTAGGGCGAGCCATTGCATCTTCCGTTGAAAGGCTATGTGTGGCCTTCCCCTTGTAGCGTGGATAATGCTGATCTTTGGCTTGGGATACATATTGTCTAGCTTCTGTGCCTCTTCCTTTTGCCCATAACAAACTGAGGCTATCCGATAAGCGTCCAGAGCTTGCCAATCGTAGATGCCGTGAACTTGATTCCAGTAGTGAAGGGTTGGCCTTGGCATCGCCATGCAAGCCCTTCCCGAGTGCCAAGCCTTCGGCCAGTCTCCCCTACCCGAATACTCGGCCATCAAATAAAAGTATGCCTCTCGGCGAATCGGGTTTATGGCAATCGCTTCCCCCAAGTATCTAAACCTCTTTTCATTCGGCGAGCATCGCCCGAGGTTGCAGAGAAGTTCATATTTAAGAGTCTCGTCTAGGTCTTGGAATACCAAAGCCCTTTCCCCTACTTCAATGGCCTTGTCTATCTGTCCCCTCAAGAAAAACTCTTGGTGCTGGTAGTAAAGATTAAATGGGGCAGAGGTTAGTTCATCAGCTAAAATGCGGTGGTTTCTATCGGCTGAGTCTGCCTTGCTTGTGATTGGTCTGTGAATCCTAAGTATCTTATCAATGGCCAAGAGCTTCCCCCTATCATTCGGCTCTAGGGCTTCATGTACTCTATTCCTCCAGCTACCGCATCCCTTCTTTAGTGCCATCTCTCGAATCGGATTGAGGCCAGCGTTCTCCACTAGATATCTAAAGCAAACAATTTCAGCCCCCACCTTCTCCGCTTGTTCTAGTCCCTCCTCTAAAATCTTCTCTCCATCATCTGCCATCACATCATCTGCATCTACCCATATTGACCACTCGTTTTTACAGGCTTCTAAGGCGGTGTTTCTAGCAGAAGCGAAGTCATCTACATGAGGCCAGTCCAACTTTTTATTTTTATAATGAATAACTCTAGCACCGAGAGAAAGTGCGATCTCTTCCGTCTTGTCGGGCGTAGCTGTCCCCCTAGCCATACATACAACAACCTCCTCTGAGATTGGCTTAAACGATTCAATGACTCGCTTGATGTGGGCTTCTTCATTGCCAGCAATTAGATAAAGGGATACAGGGATTTTCATTTGGGATTTC